TAATGGCTACTTTTGATATGACCGCGAAAGCTACTGCTGGTGTTGATTCAGACAGCATTGCAGCAGCTACCTCTCGCTATCAAGCAATGGGAATGTACATGCGTGAAGCACGTTTGGACATTGCTAAAATGGTTGAAGATGGTTACTCTTGTACAAATGGAGACATCTTTCAGCTCCTAGAAATTCCTGCCAACACTTTGGTATTGTTTGCAGGTGCTGAAGTTGAGACTGCTTTTAATGGTACTTCCCCAACAGTAGATATTGATTTTGCTGCTGGTGATGATATTGTTGATGGTGGTGACGTTTCTTCTGCTGGCTTCTTAGCCTCAGGAACAAATGGTCAAAGTATGGTGGTAAATACTGCTGCTGCAGATACGTTTACTGCGCATGTAACAACTACAGATACAATTGATGTTAAGTTAATTGCATCTTCTGCAGATGTTACATCGGGCATTTTACGTCTTATAGCTTGTTGCATTGATACCGGTCCTCGTGGCCGTGTTGCTGCAACGGAAGTTGACCGTGACCTTTTGGCATAAGTCAATAACTTTTGGGGCTGGTTACGTGCTGGCCCCATTAGTGTATCAAACATACACTACAAAAAACTCTTGGGGTAAACATGGCTCTTACTTTTCTTTCATTAACTAATAGTACCATTACTCGTATGAATGAAGTAGAGCTTACCTCTAGTAACTTTACTGGATCAAGAGGTGTGCAGACACAGTGTAAAGCTGCTGTTAATGAAGCTATAAGATTTATTAATCAGACAGAGTTTGGCTATTCTTTTAACCATGCTAGTAACTCTTCTACTTTAGTAGCAGGACAAGCTAGATATACAATACCTACAAGTACTAAATCTGTAGACTATAGTACAGCCAGAATTAAAAAAGACACTGACCTTAATACATCAGGTAATAACTTAGTTACATTAAATTATAAAGAATATATTGAAAAAAATTATGCTAGTAAAGAAGATGATATTATAGCTACAACACTAAATGGATCACACTCTAGTAGTGTAGCTACTTTAACTCTTGCATCTACTACAGGACTTGATACTACAGGCACAGTGCATATAGGTAGTGAGCAAGTTACTTACACTGGTATATTAGGTAATGACATTACAGGCTGTACTCGTGGTGCTAATAGTACAACTGCTGCTACACATTCCAGTGGTGTTGCAGTTACTCAATTTAGTGAGGGTGGTGTACCTAGAAATATAGTACGTACCCCTGATAACAATTATTTATTATACCCTTATCCTGATAAAGCTTATACATTAATTTTTGATTACTTTACTTTTCCTAGTGATCTTTCTGCTCATAGCGATACAACAACAATTCCAGAAAGATTTTCTCCTGTAATTGTAGATGGTGCTACTGCTTATGTGTATCAATATCGAGGTGAGCTACAACAATATCAATTAAACTTTGCTAGGTTTGAAGAGGGTATTAAAAATATGCGTAGCTTATTAATTAATAAGTATGAGTATATTAGATCTACTGTAACTAATAGGTCACGCGCTTCTTCTAACTTTATGTCAGGTGTAAATTAATGCCTGATAGCTCTAGAGTACAACCTGTTGCATTTAATTGTGAAGGTGGCTTAGTTAAAAATCGTTCTACTTTTCTTATGCAGCCAGGAGAAGCTTTAGTTTTAGAAAACTTTGAGCCTGACATTGAGGGTGGTTATAGACGTATTAATGGTTACAGAAAATTAATTAATCAAATTGTACCACAAACTACATCTTCTGGTGAAAAAATACTTATGATTGCTAAGTTTGCAGATAAGTATCTTGCTGCTAGAGGTGAAAAAATATTTAGTAGTGCTTCTGCTGAACTAAGCACTGTTATTGAAGCTGACACAAGTATGACAGGTTCAGGGACAATAGGTGTAGATAGTGTTGCTGGTTTTTCTAGTAGCGGTACTCTTGAAATAGCTATTTCTGAAACAGAGATAGAGCGTTTTACTTATACAGGACTTAATGCGTCTTCTGATCCGCCTACTTTTACAGGTGTAACACGACAGGTAGATAGCACTAATGCTCGTAAACATCTAGCTACAATACAAGTTTCTGAAAACTGGACAGAAAGAGATTCAGGCAGAACTAATGCAGGTAAGTATCGTTTTGAACGGTTTAACTTTAATGGCACAGATAAGATTATACTTGTTGATGAGGTTAATGCTCCTGTAGTTATTGACTCATCTATGAATTTTGTTGATGTAAGTGCGTCTTCTGTTGCAGGTTCTAAATTTGTAGCTTCATTTAAAAATCATATGTTTTATGCAGGTAAGAGTACTACACCAGAAGAATTAATTTTTAGTGTACCTTTTGATGAAGATGACTTTACTGGTGGCAGTGGTGCAGGAAGTATACGAGTAGATGACACTATTACAGGTATAAAAGTTTTTCGTGATTCTCTTTTTATCTTTTGTGAAAATAGGATATTTAAACTAACAGGTAGTTCATCATCTGACTTTGCTATCCAAGCTGTTACAAGAAGTATTGGTTGTATTAATGGTGATACTATTCAAGAATTTGGTGGTGACTTAATTTTTCTTGGGCCTGATGGTTTGCGTACTGTTGCAGCGACAGCAAGGATTGGTGATACTGAACTAGGTACAATTAGTAGAAATGTACAGTCTATTTTTGATGATAATATTAAAAATAGTTCTTTGTTTGAAAGTGTAGTAATAACAGATAAAACACAATACAGAATATTTTTTAGTAAAACGGGTCAGTCTAATTCACAAACAAGAGGTATTATTTGTGTACTAAAACAAGACGGGTTTGAGTTTTCAGAAATACGTGGGATTAAACCTGCATCTACAGATACCTTTGTTGAAACAGGTAATACATTTGTATTACATGGTGACTTTGAGGGCTATATACACCGACAAGAAATAGGTAATACATTTGATGGTACTGCTATTCTTGGAAGGTACAGAAGTTCTGACATGAGCTTTGGTGATACTGGTGTGCGTAAGCACATGCAAAGAGTTATTATTAACTACAAACCTGAGTCAGCTATTGATGCTGATCTTTTAGTAAGGTATGATAACGAAAGCCCTGACTCTTCAAGACCTGCTGCTTATGCTTTAGATACTGCAGATGTTGCAGCTTTATTTGGGGTATCTACTTTTAGTACAGAAGAGTCTTTAGTACAGTTTATTTTTGGTGGTCCTTCACAGCCTCTTGTAAGACAATCTGTAGAAGGTTCAGGATTTTCAGTCGTATTAAGAGTTAATGATGGCGGGGTAACTGCACCCTATTCCCTAAAAGGGTTTCAGCTAGAATATCAATTAGGAGCAAGACGTTAGATGGGTTCTACATACACAAGACAATCAACATTTACTGATGGTGATACAATTACAGCAGGCCTGTTTAACACAGAGTTTGATCAACTTGTTGCTGCCTTTGCTGCTAGCTCTGGACATTCCCATGATGGTACAGCAGGAGAGGGTGGCCCTATTGGTGGTTTGATTACTCCCGGAATTACACTAGGAGATAATACTATTGATGTTACTCTTACGTTTGATGGTGGCTCTAATGACGGTGTACTAAAGTGGATGGAGGATGAGGATTACTTTGAGTTTTCTGATGATATACTTATTGCGTCTACGGAAAAACTACAGTTTCGTGATACTGCTATCTATATTAATTCTAGTGCTGACGGGCAGCTTGACCTTGTAGCTGATACAGAAATACAAATTGCAGCTACTACTATAGATATAAATGGTGCTGCTGATATATCTGGTAATTTAACTGTTGGAGGTAATCTTACTGTAACAGGCACATCTACTTTTAATGGTGGTACAATTACCCTTGGTGATGCAGCATCAGATAATGTTGTGTTTGGCGCTGATGTTGATTCAAGTATTATTCCTGATGACGATGACACATATGATCTTGGCTCATCAAGTCAACAATGGCGTAACTTGTTTATTGATGGCACAGCAGAAATAGATACTCTTGCAATTAACGGTACAACCGTTACATCCACAGCGGCTGAACTTAATATACTTGATGGAGTGACCTCAACAACAGCAGAGCTTAATATTTTAGACGGTGTTACATCAACTACAGCGGAACTTAACATCCTTGATGGTGTTACATCTACCGCCGCTGAGTTGAATATACTTGATGGTGTTACTAGCACAGCATCTGAACTTAATATACTTGATGGAGACACTTCTGCTACCTCTACTACTGTAGTTGATGCAGATCGTGTTGTACTAAATGATAACGGTACTATGGTACAAGTTGCAGTAACAGACCTTTCGGCATACTTTGATGATGAAATTACAGCAATGCCTAATCTCGTTACTACTGCTGCAACTACTGTAGGTGCTTTAGATAGTGGTAGCATTACGTCAGGCTTTGGTACTATTGATACAGGTTCTAGTACAATTACAACAACGGGTCTTATTTCAGGTGGATCACTAGATATAGATAATGTTCTTATTAATGGAACAACTATAGGGCATACAGACGATACAGATTTAATTACTCTTGCTAATGGTGTTGTTACTGTTGCAGGAGAAGTATCTATGACCACATTAGATATAGGTGGCACTAACGTAACTTCTACGGCAGCAGAGTTAAATATTTTAGATGGTGTAACTTCAACAGCAGCAGAACTTAATATCCTTGATGGCGTTACTAGTACAACAGCGGAATTAAATATTTTAGATGGTAAAGCATTTCTTGATGAAGATAACTTTGCAAGTAATTCAGCAACAGGTATTGCAAGTCAACAATCTATTAAAGCGTTTGTAGATGCTTCTGTAGGTTCTAATATAGTTTCTACAGGTGTATTAAACTCTGGCTCTATTACCTCTGGTTTTGGCAGTATAGATAATGGTTCATCTACTATTACAACTACAGGACTTATTTCAGGTGGGTCACTTGATATAGATAACGTGCTTATTAACGGTACTACTATTGGTCACACAGATGATACAGATTTAATTACTCTTGCTGATGGTGTAGTGACCGTAGCAGGTGAAGTTTCTATGACTACTTTAGATATTGGTGGTACTAATGTTACTTCAACAGCAGCGGAGCTTAATGCTTTAGATGGAATTACTGCAGTTGTAGGTGAACTTAATGCATTAGATTTAGGAAGCACTGCAGTGGGAACGGCTATTGCTTCTAAAGCTGTAGTGTTAGATTCAAATAAAGACTATACAGGTATTCGTAATTTTACTATTACAGGTAACTTGTCTGTAGGTGGCACTACTACTGTAGTAGATACAGTAACAATGAATGCACAAAATGCTGTTCTTTTTGAAGGGGCTACTGCTGACGCACATGAAACTACTCTTACTATTGTAGACCCTACCGCTGACAGAACTATTAACCTACCAAACCAAAGTGGTACAGTCCCAGTATTAGCAGCAGCTAGTAACACTGCTATTACTTCTACTCCTGAAGAACTTAATATACTTGATGGTGTAACCTCTACAGCAGCAGAACTTAATATACTTGATGGTGTGACAGCTAGTACATCTGAATTAAACATAATAGATGGCGTTACTGCAAGCACTGCAGAATTAAACATTATGGATGGCGTTACAGCTTCTACAGCAGAACTAAACATTATGGATGGGGTAACTGCAACTACCACTGAAATAAATATAATAGATGGTGTAACGGCTACAACTGCTGAACTAAACATCTTAGATGGTGTTACAGCTACTGCAGCCGAGTTAAATATTCTTGATGTAAGTAACACTACAATAGGTGATTTATCAGAAATTAGCACTGCAGCAAATGATGATGTATTTATTGCAGTAGATACTTCAGGTGGTGGATTAAAGAAAATTACTAGAAGTGCTATTATTGCTGGTACTGGTTCAAGCGGTGACTTATCTAATGTTGTAGAAGATACCAGCCCACAATTAGGCGGTAATTTAGATACTAACTCACATAATATTTTAATTGATGATGCACACTTTATTGGTGATGAAAACGGTAATGAACAAATAGTATTTCAAACCACTGGTTCTGCAGTCAATCAAATAGAAGTTACTAATGCTGCTACTGGTAATGGTGTACAGATTGCTTCTACTGGTGGTGATACTAATATTGATTTAAAATTATTGCCTAAAGGTTCTGGTCAAGTAGTCATTGATGGTAATGTAGGAATAGAGTCAGGATTAATTGACTTAAAAAATGCAGGGGCAGTATCAAAGATTAAATTTTACTGTGAGTCTAGTAATGCTCATGCACAAACACTTCAAGGTGCGCCACATTCTGAGGCTGCTTCAAACTCTTTAACACTTCCAAGCACAGGTGGTGATGTTGATCTAGTTTCAACTGCTTCAACTGCTACACTTACAAACAAAACGTTGACCTCCCCTAAGATTAACGAAGATGTGGCAGTAACTTCAACAGCTACAGAGTTAAATCTTCTTGATGGAGTAACGGCTACTACAGCAGAACTTAATATTTTAGATGGAGTAACATCTACTGCTGCTGAGTTAAATGTTTTAGATGGCATCACTGCTGTTGTAGGAGAGTTAAATGCATTAGACTTAGGCAGCACGGCGGTAGGCACAGCTATAGCCTCTAAAGCAATGGTGCTTGACTCCAATAAAGACTATACAGGTGTACGTAACTTTACTCTTTCGGGAGAATTAGATGCTGGTTCACTAGATATTTCAGGTGACGCAGATATTGATGGAACATTAGAAACAGATGCTTTGTCTATTAATGGTACTACAGTTACATCTACTGCAGCGGAGTTAAACATTTTAGATGGAGTAACTACAACTGCTGCTGAATTAAATCTTATTGATGGTGGCACTGCACGTGGTACTACTGCTGTAGCTGATGGTGATGGTGTACTTATTAATGACGCAGGTACAATGCGTATGACTAGCGTAGATACACTTTCTACTTATATGTCTGGTAAAAGTGTTGGTGGTAGTAATATTGTTACAACAGGAGCATTAAACTCAGGTAGCATAACATCTGGCTTTGGTAATATAGATACTGGCTCTAGCACTATTACTACAACAGGTTTAATATCAGGTGGTTCTTTAGATATTGATAATGTTTTAATTAATGGCACTACTATTGGTCACACTGATGACACGGACTTAATTACTGTTGCTGACGGTCTTGTTACTGTTGCTGGTGAAGTACAGATGACTACACTAGACATTGGTGGAACTAATGTTACAGCCACTGCAGCAGAATTAAATGTACTAGATGGTATTACTGCAGTAGTAGGAGAACTAAATGCTCTTGATATTGGATCAACAGCAGTAGGTACAGCCGTTGCTTCTAAGGCAATGATATTGGATTCTAACAAAGACTATACTGGTGTTCGTAACTTTACTTTATCTGGTGAGTTGGATGCTGGATCATTAGATATTTCTGGTGATGCTGATATTGATGGCACACTAGAAACGGACGCACTTTCTATTAATGGTACTGCTGTTACTTCTACTGCTGCTGAAATAAATTTATTAGATGGTTCTAGTGCTAACTCTGTTGTAAACTCTAAAGCAGTTATATATGGTTCAAGTGGAGAACTTGCTGGTACTTTATCAACTGCAGCACAAACTAGTATAACTTCTCTTGGCACACTTACTGCATTAACTGTTGATGACGTAGCTATAAATGGTAAAGTTCTAACCATGACAGGTTCTACTGATGATACTGCTGTATTTACTGTAGGAACAAATGGCACACTTTCTATTGTAACAACTGATAATGCAGCAGCCGCTGCTAATATCCAAATTACAGCAGATGGTACAGCAGAGCTTGCTGGTACTACAGTTACACTAGACTCTGGTGGAGATATAGAACTTGAAGCTACTAATGATATTAACATTCCTGCTAATGTTGGTTTAACTTTTGGTAATGATGGTGAAAAGATTGAAGGTGATGGAACTGATTTAACTATTGCTGGTAATAAAATTAATCTTACTGCTGTTGCTGATGTACACATTCCTAATAATGTAGGCATTGTATTTGGTGGAGCATCAGAAAAAATTGAGGGAGACGGTACAGACCTTACTATTTCAGGGGCTAAAATTAATTTAAACGCTACGACTGACGTACATCTAGCTAATGACATAGGAATAGTATTTGGTGATGCTGGAGAAAAAATTGAAGGTAATGGTACTGATTTAACTATTAACGCTTCTAATGATCTTAACCTTACTGCAGCTACAGACATTAATATTCCTGCAAACGTTGGGCTTACCTTTGGTGACGATGGAGAAAAAATTGAAGGTGATGGTACTGATCTTGTTATTGCAAGTTCTAACCATTTAACTTTTGATGCAGGTGGAGATATTATTCTTGATGCTGCTGGCAATGATTTTCAATTTAAATCGGGCGGCACTCATATATTAAGTATTGTAAATTCATCTAGTGATGTAATTATTAAACCCATTGCAGATGCTAAAGATATTATTTTTCAACAACGTGATGGAACAGAAGTATCACGTATTGAAGATAATGGCACCTTTAATGTTGTAACAGGTAAACTGGCTATTAATGGCACAGCTATTACTTCAACAGCCGCTGAATTAAATATTTTGGACGGAGTAACCTCTACAGCTGCAGAATTAAATATTCTTGATGGTGTAACCTCTACTACTGCAGAATTAAATATTCTTGATGGTGTAACTTCAACTGCTGCAGAATTAAATAAACTAGATGGCGTAGGCACACTTAAACAAGCTGGCAAAGAAACTATTTGGGTTCCTGCTGCCGCTATGAATCCTACTGCTTCTAATGGATGTGCGCCTCTTGCTACAGTAGAAACAACTGCTGGTCGGCCTGATATGGTTGTATTAGATTTTGATGCCTCTAGCGACGAACATGCACAATTTTCTGTAGCATTCCCTAAATCATATAATTTAGGAACAGTTACTTTTAGAGCCTATTGGACTTCTACTGCTACAGATACAGGCGGTTGTACTTGGGGGCTTCAAGGTGTAGCTATGAATGACAATGAAACTATTGATGTAGCTTATGGCACGGCAGTAGTTGTTGATGATGCCGCACAAAGCGCAGCAGAAGAGCTTTATGTAACTGCAGAAAGTGGTGCTATTACTATTGCTGGAACTCCTGCAGATGAAGACTTGTGTTATTTTAGAGTATTTAGAGATGTATCAGATAGTAATGATGATATGGCAGAAGATGCTCGTCTTATAGGCATTAAGTTATTCTTTACAACAGATGCAGCAAATGATGCATAGGAATTTAATATGAGTTTTGGATATCAAATATTAGGATTTGGTAGAGGTGGTGGAGTCGCTGCGGAGTTTGGTGTAGGCTCTCGCGGTGTTTTTGGCGGGGGGTATAACAACAGTAATGCAACCGTCAATATTATGGATTACATTACGGTAGCCTCTCTTGGAAATGCTACGGATTTTGGGGACCTTACAGCCGTTAGGCGGTCTTTTGCTGGGGCTTCTAATGGCACTCGTGGTGTTTTCGGCGGTGGGTATAATTCGTCTTCTCCGTATTATTACAATGTTATACAGTATATTACAGTAGCCTCTGCTGGAAATGCTACAGATTTTGGGGATTTAACTGCTAGTAGGACATTTCTGGCTGGTACGTCTGGTAGCACACGCGGATTATTTGCTGGCGGACAAAATTCCGGTGGCTATGTAAATACTATTGACTACATTACGATTGCAACCACTGGAAACGCCACCGATTTTGGAGATTTAACTGTTGCTAGGGGTTTTGTTGCTGGGGCCGCAT